AAAACCCAATGGAAACCTTACGCCATACTGCTGTTACTTCTTCCCATGTACGGGCAACGGTTAAACCAAAATCACGCCAATGTACATAATCTACAGGAGCACACTCGTACTCAATGCGTTCTTGATCTTCTTTATGTATGCCACCTTCGGTTTCTGCTTCGTCAATATCTTCTGTAACCTGAAAGCCATCTTCGGGAGCACCGTCAGCTTCACCGCCTTCTTCACCGACAATATGCGGTTCATAACGAACCCAAGCTGTACCACGCCCACCAAGTAAACGATCTTGAACTGACTGTTTCATGGCACTAGCGTAGTCACCATAATGCTCAATCTCGTACTCTAATGCTCGTTCTAACATCATTGACGCTACACGACCAATTGGGTCATTGTCCCTAAATCTGCGGCTTACATCAGGTCTTGGCAACCTTGCAAATACAGCAGGGGTAATGGTTTGGACATTAGACCAAAGGATATTGAACTTGGCGTTAGGATTGTTGCGACTGCGTTGGTCATCACGATAACGCTTAACAATCTTATCGGCTCGCCCTTCCCATTCCTTAAATGTACGCTCATACTGGGCAATGCAGTTGTACCAATCGGTGTATGTATGTTCCATCTTTATTCCTAGGTAAAGTTACCAATTGCTATAACTTCTGCACCAGCACCCGTAGTTACTTTCCAAGCACCATTTTTAGAAAAAGTGTTTACTTCAATGGAATAAACACCGATTGCAGTATTGGCGGCTACTAATACATGGGCTGTTGTATTGTCTAACAGGCTTACAGTAGAAGTAGCTGTAGCGGATACTGTAATAACTAAACGGTGTAAATAATCGCCAATTGCGCCAGTTGTGCCTAATACTTGGGCTGTTTGTGAAGCTGGTACGTGTTCGTAGGGTAGTGCGTAGGTTGCGGCTGCTGTTGTCATTTAAATTCTCCTGTTAATTACTTTGGGGGTTTGATTCCATAATTCTTGCAGAGTTACTTCTGTTTGACCGACATGAAGTCCTTTAATCCTTGTATCTTTGAGGATAGGGCTGTCCTCATCCTTCCATACAATGCTGAGATACCGCATAGCGTCTGCTGAATGACTGGTGAAATCGTGTTTCGGGCGATCTCTAAAACATTTTTTATCATCATCCCACTCCCTTTGATATTGTCTTAAACATTCGATACCTTCTTCACATCTATTATCAAACCAAGTGCGAGTTAATGCAAGTCGTGTTGCTTGTATTCCATCCTGAATTGACAGGTTTGGAACAATTTTTAGATGTTTTATGTCAATTTTTGCAGAAATTTGCTCAATTATGCTCTTACCACCACTAGCTAGTGTTTTGGCTCTAGCGTCATGCGGCAGGTAATGAAAGCCATATTTGTACCCAAATTCATTTTCTTTTTGGTCTAGCAACATAGTGTAAAACGGTATGGATTGACCATTGCTAGAGTGGTGATCCAATACCCGTATCTCACCGTATACCACCTGAAACCACCAAATAGCCGTACTGTCATTGAAACCAAGATCCCAAACGGTATGGCAGGGAAACATCGGGTCATAGTCAACCGTAGTAATACGATCAAGATCGGTGATCCTACGCATTTCCTGACCGTAATACGCCCCAAGGATAGCGGCTTCAAATGAGCATAAGAATTCCTGCTCGTACTGGTTGGTAGACATGGTTGCTTGAGCATCTTCCAATTCAGCTATTGGTAGTAACCCTGATTTATCTGCTTTTAATGTTTTAACATACCAGTTGTCGTTCTTTTGGGCTTCGTTGTATATGTCATAGAACGCATTGTGTCCCTTTGGCGTACCAATAAAGGTAGCCCAACCTTGACGGTCTGTAAGTAAAGGTCTAACAATCTCACCCCATAATCTAGGCTTCATGTCTGCATACTCATCAAGAACTACCCCATCTAGGTATAAACCCCGTAATGCGTCAGGGTTGTCAGCACCAAATAAGCGTATCTTTGAGCCATTGACTAACTCTACCCATAATTCAGATTGATTGGCTTTAACTATGGCTGGCTCTGCAAACTTTAGTAGATAGTCCCAAGCAATGTTCTTAGCCTGTGCGTAGTACGGTGCAATGTAAGCGTATCTGCCGTCAGGTTTCTTTTCCATGACTGCCCTGCGGATCGTGTCGCATATAGTAGCAACCGTTTTCCCTGCTCTCCTATGACATACTAAAACTGCCCAGCGTTGATCTCGTCTATGAAAGTCTAGGAACGCATCCCTTGCCTTGTAAGGGTATTCGTACCTCTTAACTAATTCTTTCAATCTAAGAACTTGTGTTCGTGAATGATCTTGACAGGTTGATCTTCATCACCTGAGTGTTCAGTACGGGCTAATTTAGGCAAGTGATATTCCATGACGCTCTGCAACATACCAAAAGCCTTTTCAGGATTAGGTAATACTATAAATTTATCGTCATCGTTTTTAACGCCAACAGCGACCTGTTCTAGCCATTCTTGCATCTTGTAGGCGTTACCCTCTACGAACTGTGCTATCGCTTCCCTAGCCATTGCTGTGGACTTATTAGGAGTACCTACAGAGCGACCGCCTGTCTTTTTTCTAGTTTGTTCTACTTTAGAATCCATACCTTATCCAAGTGGTTGATTAAGATAAGTTAATTCTACTCTATTTCTGTTTTTTAAACAATTTCTCTAGCGTTGCCTTACGGGTATCTTCATCCACCATAGGAACAGCTAATGCTCCAGCAAGTAAATCAGGTTTGTTTACATCGGCTGGATTAAATGCCGCATATTTAGAACGAACTTGAGCAGGATCAAAAGGAATAACTACTTGATGCCCCGTAGAACCACCTTTACCACCTGTATCAATAATGCCGTTATAACCTAGCTTTTTAAGTTCAGCGGTTACTTTGTCAGGAATAGATGTCCATACATAGGAATTGTTACCTTCTTCAAGGTCTTTAGCTAATGTAGATACCCATTCTTTAGGGCTATATCTGACATCTTTAGACCATTGGTCAGCACCATAGGCTTTTGTTCTAGTGCGGTCATTTTTAAATGCTTCTTGCAATGCTGGCAAAACAGTAGATTTTAATTCATCGGCATTTTCAGTTACCAAGGGATTAGTTATTCGAGCTTTACCCAACATAACCCCTTTAGCAGAACTCCACGGAGCATTTGCTTGGCTAATTTCATAAGGGTAACCAGCTAATTTGTATATGTCAGACAATTCTTTTGGGGCATAAGCGTCTAACATTCCGCTTTCAGCGTATAACTGGCGTAAAGCTGTTAAAGGATTGCCTTTAGCTTCCCGTTGCAAAGTGTAATCAAAATGTTGTTGGCTAAATGGGGCGTTTTCAGCAGATTCATGGACTACAAATTTACCAGTAGCTTCATCAGGAACTTCATATCCAATGCGTCTAGCTTTATCTAGTATTTCAGCTTTCTTTTCTGGGTCTAAATGATACCAAGTTTGTTCTACGGTATAAGGCGTTTTCTGCCGTGTGTAACCTAAGTCTTTAGGCGAAACTTGAAAATAGTTAGCAAAATCTCCCACATCATTAGCTACACGGCTAGTGTCTTGCTTGCCAATAGAATAATTTGAAGCAACATTAGGATTGTCCGTTCCAAATGGCATAGGCCCTGAAGTAGCCCGTTTAGGGTTTAATGTTTTACCTTCAAGCAACCTATCAAGGCGTTCAGTACCGTGGTAATAGTCAATGTAACCTTGTGCGGCCGCCCGTTCTGCTGAAGTGTTCCCTTTTGTTAAACCCAATCCACCTTCTGTTACTGGCAATGCGGCTTGTTTTTCAGCAGAAAGTAATGCTTTTGCAGTTTTTACAGCATTAGTAGTACCCATAAGGTTAGGTACATAGTTGGCAAACTCTGAAAAGGTTGGCCCTGTATCAAACTTACCTGTTTGTGGGTTGTACGGCATGGCGTTTTGCACCATGTAATTCATGTCAATAGCGTTCTGAGCAGTTTTTGCTGGCAATTGTTTAAAGTAATCACCTGCCATTGTTGACAGATTAGGTTGTGTGGGGGCAGGGGCTTGTAACTGACCGTCTTTGGCGTAGCCAGTTTGCCGTAACATTTCTGCCAGCGTAGCCATTACTTGACTTCTTTATCCAAGTCTTTAAGTTTATTAGCTATTGTGGCTCTACGCTCTAACCTTAAACGCTGTTGTTTTTCAAGGGTTGATTCATGCTCTTTGCGTAGCATGGCATCTTCTTTTTTGTATTTGCGGCTCATGTGTTCCATTACATATCCTTCATTTTTTCAGTAATGACATCTTTACGGGTTTTGGCAGATTCTTTAAAATCTTTGGCACTTGGAGCACCTTTAGAACCTACTTTACGCATTTTTTCGCCTGAACCTTCAGCTATCCGTTCACGCTTTGCGTGGATATTGGCATAAAGTCCGTTCTTCATGCTTTTTCCTCAATGTATTTAGCGTAGGCATCTTCTAACTTGGCTTTGCGAGCACCTTTGGCGTTTTCACGCTCAACATTGAGGGCAATAGCAAGTGCCTGTTTTTTAGGCTTACCAGCTTTGACTTCTGCTTTAATATTCTTGCCGACAGATTCGGCTGATCCTGATTTGTCTAATGGCATGATTAAGCCTTAAATTTAAGTAGGTAGATGGTTGTATCGATCTCTTGGGCGATATTGTCAATAAGCTGGCAGATTTCAGGGTCTTGTGGCAGGTCTGACCGTGCTTCTTTTACAAACCGTTGTAAGGATTGCAGGTATGCCAACGGTTCTTTTGGCTGGTGGTAGGTAGCAGGAAAGTCAGTAATCTGACCGTAGACACCAAAATAGGTTTCAGCCAATGTATCGGTAAGACCAATAATATTCTCGTAAAAGTGTCTTAATGCCTTGTGCTTGGCGTAAGACTTGGTAGCCCAATGGAAAAAATGGGTATTAGTCCCCGAATGTAGCAATGTTGCTAGGAATAATGCCATTGACTTTTCCATAAAACGCTCCTTTTAATCTATTTTATAACACTTTTCTAGTAATACCTAGTGCTCTAATTGCGGCATCTACGCTATCTACACGGCTAATTGCACCACCTTTCCACTTGCCCATAAAGTCTAATTGGTCAGAGGTGAACTTGGCTTTTGAATCTCGCTTGATTTCCATAAGCAATGTTTCGCCAGCGTAGCCCACAAGTAAATCAGGACAGCCGTGCTTCATTTCGGCAAGTGACACCACAGTAGCACCAGCTTCTCGTAATGCTTTGACTATCTCTTTGTGGTTTGTATCAATTCGTGCGTATGTCATTGATTTTCAATTAAAATAGATTAGTATTAGCTAACTTTACCATTATAAAGGTGTGGTATGACCAAGCCAGCGTGTAGTGAGCAAGAGTTTATCGCATTGTATAAAGAACATCGATCTCCTACAACAGTAGCTAGGATATTAGGTATTGATCCTAGAAGTGTAATGTTAAGAAGAAAAAACATAGAAAAAAAACACGATATTGTGCTTGAATCTAATAATAATCGGGGTATTCCAAGATTTACTATCCCCGAAAATAAAATACGCTGTGAATACGAATTAAAAAATGGCGTGGTTATGGTGGGGTCAGATTGCCATTACAACCCTAAATATATATCTACTGCCCACCGTGCTTTTGTATATTTTACGAAACAATTAAAGCCGAACATGGTCATCCTCAATGGGGATTTGTTTGATTTTGCGGTAATAAGCCAGCACAACAGGATAGGTTATCAAGACCACCCTACAGTCCAGCAAGAATTAGAAGAAGTCCAAGCAAGGTTAGGTGATATTGAAGCTGTACGCCCTGCTGGTTGTATATTGCACCGCACCATAGGTAATCACGATTTACGCTTTGATGGCAAGTTGTCCAATGTCTTACCCCAGTATGAAGGCGTTAAGGGTATGTGCCTAGCAGATCACTTATACGGCTGGTCGTATAGCTGGTCTGTAATGATTAATAACAATACGATGGTCAAGCACCGTTGGCATAATGGTATTCATGCGGTATACAACAATGTCCTTAAAGGTGGCAAATCAATGGTTACGGGGCATCTACATTCCCTTAAAGTAACCCCGTGGACTAACTATACTGGTGACCTGTACGGTGTTGATACTGGAATGATGGCGGCAGTTAAGGATGAACAGTTCCTATACCATGAAGATTCAAGCGTCAACTGGAGAGCAGGATTTGCAGTTCTTACCTATGTCAACGGTCATTTAATGCCACCTGAATTAGTACAGGTTATTAATGAAGATGAGGGGCTTGTGTTCTTTAGGGGTGAACTATATGAGATTAAATCCTGAAGTATTAAAAAACCTGTATGCAAGCCTGTATTGCTGTTATCCGTTTACTAAATGGCCTATGCCATTGCCTGAAGAAATAGAGTTTGTTGTTACGGCTGATCCTGAAGTAATGGGTACATACCTGCTAGATACGGGCGAGGATTACAGTCATACCATTACTATCTCATCGGGGCGTTGTAGCCACTTCTACACCGTTTTAACCACCCTTGCCCATGAGTGTGTACACATGAGTTTTCACAAGCAAAAAGGTGAAAAGTGGATGCAACATGGAAAACCGTTTAGAACCCGTTGCAAAATGGTAGCCAGCGAACTAGGGTTTGATCCGCTAGAACTTTAAAATATATATTTTGTATATATTGATTGCGTATACATATTAATATCTATATGTATAAAAAACTAAGAAAAGTGTACATATCAACTTGCATATTGTGCAATATGTTACACATTACTTAGCCATGTAATACAAACCAATGTTGGCGGTTGCGTAAGACATATAAGTCACGCCCATAGGTACATTGCCTTTAAAGACTTGTTCTAACCCTATGTAAGCGTAAATCAGACCAGTAACAATGATTAACCAGCTACTCATTTAAAAGGCTTTCCGTTTTCTCCAACAACTGTTCTTCCGAGATAGCGTACTCCCTTTCAAAGCGTTTTCTACCCATGCCGTGAATACTGGTATTTGATCCGCGATGGTGATAGGGGCAGAGCGGAATGACGGGTGCTTGAGAGCGAGGGATATTACCTCGTCTAATGTGATGCAATTCTGCTGGAGTTCCCTCGTTGCCTTGATGCCTACATAATGAGCATCCCAATTCAGCGATTTTTCTGTACTTTTCTTTCTCATTTTTGGTGGCCATTGATATGATCCACGGTCATTTGTTCCAGCTTTTCGCCTGATTCTGCAATGTCAACGCTTAATTCCAGCATTTGTGTGTAGTCCTTACGGTTTAAAGCATCCTCATACATTTTGCAAAATAATTTAAGAATTAAAAATTCTTCGGTTAATTTTAATGGTGTCATTTTAATATCCGATCTTGTGTACGGTTAGATACTTCAAGGGTTTGCCATGTAGCGTGTCTTAGTCGGGCGGCTTCAAGTTCCCACTTTAGCTTTTCAGCGTTTTCTGTAGCCGTACCAATAGAGTTGCATAGGTCTTGGTATTCTTGGCTGGCGTAGGCTTCACGCTCTTGTGCTCCAATAGCTTGCTCACCTGACTTCTTCATCATAATAGATTTTAATGAACTTTTAAAAGTTTCTAGCTGGGCTAATTCACCTTTAGCTTGTGCGTACTTACCTGCGTTTTCAAGAATAAAGTCTATACACTTATTGGGGTCTATCTCTCTCATTTTCCTAATCTCTTTTTAATTAACATTTTTATTTCCGCTTCGGTTTCGGGGTATTGTTGTATTAACTTAACCACCGCATCCCAGCCACGCTTCTTTGCTACACCGATATACCAATCTACAAGATACATTTGTTTTACTGCTTTAGGTCTGTGTATGATCCCGTGGATCATTCCTGCAAATGGGTCAGGTTTGTTCTTCAAGTTGCTTTATCTTCTGACTAATCCGTGCTCGCCATTGTTGCCAACCCTCACCAGCGTAAGCAGGGCAATTAACTTCTTGGGCTTTTTTAGCAGTAAGTTCTTCGCTGGAATACCAAGGCAACTCAGGTTTCTTTAAAGGTTCAATATCCAGTTCGTCATCATAACGCCCAGCCCGTAACCAACTGGCAGGGTATGGAATAAAGTCTTTGGCGGTTTCCTTAATCTTCCAATATTTAAGATGCTGTGGCAGGGCTTCTAAGGCTTTTTCCTGCTCATCGGTAGTCATAGACCGCCAAGCCTTTTCAGCGTCTTTACGAGCCATTTTACGGGGATACAGGGCATAGAACACGGCAAAGGTCATTTGTCTATCTCTACAAAGTTGCCGCTTCAATCAGTTTTTTGTCTTTTTCAATAAAATCTTTGATGATGTCTTTTGCTCGTTGAATAAGTGCTTCATCACCTTCGGGTTTAACTTTGTGAACATCAAGTCCTTGGGTAATAAGACTGATAAGTCCGTGCTGAACAAGGCACTCAAGTCCTTCTTTGTCAAAATCAACTTCAGCATTGGCAGAGCCATCAGCGTTTTCTTTAATGATCTTTACTTGTATTTTCATTGTCTGCAAACTTTAAAATAGGTTTATCCAAAGCAAGTTTAGCTAGTTCTATGTAACGGTCTACTTCTAGCCTGTCCTCGCCACCAATAGCCGCATTGCTGTGTCCAATCGGCTTTCCCATGTTGTCGTAATACACTTCACGAATTTCAAAGTAATCCTCGTATGAATTACTCATGTTTACCAAGCGTAAGTTCCAAGTCATTATTTCACCCAATAAAAGATTAAAGCCATAAAGAGCATTGCCACGCCTAATATGGCAAAGATTCCAACAGAAAAAATTAATATCAAATTTTCAATCATGTTGAAAGTATATGTTAAGTAAACTTAATGATGTCTATTTATTTATAGGTGTTTTCCCTAATGTGTTGCTTTTTTGCCATAGGTTACCCAAAGGTGATAAGCCTTCATCCATTCAGGATGTGTCCCGAACTAATGCTCCCAAAGGTAGTGTTCATTCGATTACAAGGTTGTCTATCACCATTGTCCTTGTATCTTGTGTAGTCGCCACTCAACGCTACGGGGCTTGCTGTCAGGTGTAAACCAGCCCATGTTCTATTCCACGCCACCCATTTAGGTGCTTAATAACGCTTGGAGTACGAATGGGAATGAACAATAAAAAAGGGCTTTAAAAGTGGCTTTATGCTGAAACGGCTTAAGAAATACCTCTTATCTTATTTCCTAAACCCACAAAGTCACTTCTAAAACCCTATCTTATCGAGTGTTTCAGTCCTCAATGTTGATTAGTATAACCCAAGTCTTTCAAAATTAAAATCCCCGTGAAAACCGAATGTTTTGATATTAGACAGTTCACGCTCAAAACTAAAATAACGGGCTATTTCTACAGGGGCAAACTTAATACCTTGATTTTCTAGATACACCCTGTTTAAATGGCAAATTTGGTCATCTTCATTGTCATCAGAATAAACAAAGTTAGGGCTGGCTGTTAGCTGGCAAAGCACTTTTGAGCGTAGGCTAAAGCCACCATTGCCCACTTGTCTACCCATTGGATGCCAAGGCCATACCGCCCCAATGTAGTCATATTCTAAAAATTGATCGTTCCAAGCGTCAGGATTAATAATGTACCCATCCCATTGCACAATCAAAACAAAGTCCGTGTAGATGTGTTTATGCAGTTCCTGAAGGATAAATTTGCTGTACGCTTGGCGGCTATTGATTTGGGGGTCAGTTATAAAGATTTCACCGCCAAAATTAAAGTATTCCTTGCACCTGTCCATTGCCTTTTTAGCCTTGTCAGGCTGTACCGAATCAATACAGCAAAGGGTAATGTTATTCAAGTTCAGGCCAAATTAGCTTGTAATTCTTAGGAAACAAGTTTTTACGGGTAATTAGCCCATGTGATTCTTTTTCTAGGGTGGCGGCTAGAATCACCAGCTTATCGTAAGGAATGTCCCCGTTTTGCCACATAGATACGGCTGGTACTGACACATTGACCAATTTTGATACCCTTGTTGGCCCACCTAAAAGACGAATCATTGCTGTTGCGGTAATTTTATCCATAAGCTATCTTAACATTTTTACAACTATTTGCAAATAAAGTATTGCTTTATGTTTTAAGTTAGCTTAATATCTAAATACGGTATATGCCGTGTTAATTAGGAGAAACTCTTATGAGTGAGCAAGATCAAGACTTTTACAGCTTCCAACAACATTTGGAACGCATCTTTAAAGACCTCGAGGATGGGGTATTTATTACAGCAGATGAGATAGGTGACCTACGCTATGCGTGTGGCCTGCCATCCCCAGTAAGAAAAAACCCTGTATTACAAGCAGTCTTTAATGACTATTTCAACATTTTTAGGAGCAAGCAATGATTATTAGCGATAACAGTAAAGAATTTAAAATAGCCCCAGCAGGGTTACACATGGCTCGGTTGTACTCGGTCATTGACCTAGGGCATCAAGCTACCGAATGGGCTGGAGAAACCAAAATTATGCACAAAGTAGTGCTTACTTGGGAATTGCATGGTAATGACGATAGCGACCAGCCATTACAAACTGACGATAAAAAGCCATTGATTGTGTCTAAGCGTTATACCGTCAGCCTTGGTGACCAAGCTAGATTGCGTCAAGATCTAGAAGCATGGTCTAACAAAAAGATGACCGCAGAAGATCGCAAGAACTTTGACTTGCGTAATTTATTAGGTAAGTTCTGCATGGTCAACATTACCCATTCAGAAGATGGCAAGTACGCCAACATTAGCGGTATTAGCCCCGTACCGTCTGCCTTGCGTAACGCCCAGCCTGAAGGTGTCAACCCTACCCTGCATTTTTGGTTGGCTGAATTTGACCAAGTTAAATACGATGCCCTGCCAAAGTATTACAAGGAGAAGATTACCGAATCAAGCGAATGGCGTGGGCAGAAACAGCGTGAAGCTGATGCCCCTAAGATTGAAAATACCAACCTTGACGATATTCCGTTCTGATGAGCCATCCTAATCAAATGTTCTTTGTGCAATCTGTTAGGGGTTTTTTCCCTGACAGCTTTGCCAACAAAAAAGTCCTAGAAATAGGGTCATTAAACATTAACGGGTCTGTAAGGGAGTTTTTTACAGGATGCGACTATTTAGGGGTAGACATTGGAGAAGGTAGGGATGTAGACCTTGTTTGCAAGGGGCATGAATTAACTTTTCCTAACCTGTCTTTTGATACCGTCATTTCTTGTGAATGTTTAGAACACGATGTGCATTGGGATAAAACTTTTCAAAAGATGTGCGAACTGTCTAAAGACTTGGTAGTAATGACTTGTGCTACTACTGGCAGACCCAAGCACGGCACTTCAGACACTAATGCAGATGTATCACCGTTTACAAACGACTATTACAGAAACTTAGCAATACATGATTTTGTGGACAATTTTGACTTCCACAACATTTTTAAGCATTTTGGCTTTGCTGTTAATTCTGACAGTCAAGATTTGTATTTTTGGGGAAAAAAATGATAGTTAAAGAAAAGGAAGAAAAAAGTGGTCACTTCTATACTAAAGACGGCAGTCCAGCCTATACAGTCATTGGATCGTCTACGGGCAAGGAACGGGCAACAAATGTATCTGATGCACGAAAACTCGGTTTACTGCCCTCAGTTACTACAATCATCGGTGTTGCCAGCAAAGGTGAAGGATTGCTCCGATGGATGCAAGAACAAGCTATCCTTGCCGCGCTTACATTACCTCGCCTAGAAGGGGAAGAAGAAGGGGTTTGGCTATCTAGGGTAATGAAGGATAGTAAGGCTACTGGTAGGGAAGCGGCAGAGCGCGGTACGGCTATTCATAACATCATTGAAGGTTACTTTGAGCAAGTGTATATGCCTGAAAAACCAGCTTACCTTGATGCAATTGATAGTACGCTTAAAGGTGCGTTTGGAAGCCAGCCGTGGCTAAGTGAACGCTCATTTGGTCACCCCTTGGGCTTTGGGGGAAAGTGCGACCTTATGGCTAAACCAATCAACGGTCAAGGTACGGGGTTCATAGTAGATTTTAAGACTAAGACTACCGATCTTGATAAAATTGATGTATGGTTTGAGCATGAACTACAGTTAGCGGCATATCGTGAAGGGCTAAACTTGCCCAACGCTCGGTGTGCCATCGTATTTGTCAACGGCACAACTAACCAAGTAAAATTAGTAGAAGTAGAAGAACCCCAGCTTCAAAAGGGCTGGGAGTGCTTTCAACACTTATTACGCTTTTATCAGGTAAAAAACAATCTTTAATTCCTTCACGGGAACGGGGGAAACGAAAGGAGTACCCCAACTTATTTAAGGTCTGTGCATTTTCAGCCAGTTAAAGGTTTGCAAACCGCCTATTTTTAGGGCGTTAAGCCGCCATAGTAGGATGCAGTAAGTTAGGGTTTTTGCGGCTTTCCACCTAACAGCTAGTAACTGCCAAATACTGCCCTGTATCTTTTTTACAACTAAGGGTTTTCCTTAGATAAATATGTTGACAGGGTTAAGCTAACTTAACTAAACTGGTGTTACTCGATTGGCGAGTGAAATAGAAAAGGAGCATTAAATGAGAACAAACGACCAACTTCTAGCAGATTTAAAAGCAAGCAAAGAATTAGGTTTGCCTTTTGAATTGACTGTTGAAGAAAGGGCTAGGGCATTTGGTGATGCAGAATGGCCTAACCGCGATACAACAGCTAGAATTAAAGAAATGTGCTTAAGATACAAAGCAGGCTTGGCTTTATCTAAAAGCGACATCAAAGAAGTAAAAAAACATTTAAAGGGGAAATAAATGAGTAATAACTATTTATTTTCGATGTACTGCGGTAACACATACCTAGATGTTTATGGGTATATAGATAAAGACGAACCTAGCGTTGGTCATGTAGGCGGCATAGAAATTGAAGATGTCTGCACCTGCGACACTAAAACAAGCGTATGGGAAATGATCCACGCACTCAATTTTGATAAATTTAACGAGCAGGCTCAAATGGCTTGGTCAGAACGGAACGACAAATGAAATACTTACTACTACTCACCCCATTAGCCTTAGCCGCTTGTAGTTCTTTTGAGCCACCCAATGTCAATCTAGAAACGGATAAACAGGCTTTTCACATGAGCCGTGCTCAAGTCATACTGGGTATCACAGAGTGTGAAGATGCTGGTACACGCCCTGTAGTCATTACGGCAAAGCGTAGAATCAACGGTGTTATGAGTGATGTACCTGTAGAAGTTACCTGTAACCCACGCTACAAAATATTTCATTAGGAGATAAACATGAAAGAGTTTATTCAGGGCGGTTTAGTAGCTATTTTGATCTGCGTCATTATTTTTGGTACTAATTACTTAATGCACGGGTATGTAATATGAAACCAGTAGCTTATGCCATGTTTAGGGATGGAGAATATTACGATGCTATTCACCCTGACGAATACATTAAAACGGCAGGGGAGTACGATACGCCCCTTTACACCTACACTCAACCAAAAGATTTAACAGATCAAGAAATAGATAGTTTAATTGCGGATGTTGCTGAAAAGCCTACGGATGAAGATTTGTACGATTTTGCTAAAGCAATACTAAGAAAGGCACAAGAGAAATGACATCAGAACAATTAAAACAATGGAGTGCTGATATTTTGTATTTGCAAGACATAAATAGGAAGCAACAAGCTGAAATAGAAACATTGAAATATGAAAAATCTAGCGGTGTTTATGGCTTGGCAAATACCCTAACAGATGAGGAAATAAACGAACTGTATGCGGATTATCAAAACCCTGACTATTACAGTAGAGAAGTTATTTTTGACCAATTAGGGTTTGCTAGAGCAATACTAAGAAAGGCACAAGAATGAACAATAAATGGACAAAAGAGAATTTTGAAATTTATGATGCCCAGCATCCTGATATATGGGAAATGTTTAAAAAATTCTCATTACAAGTTGCGGCAAGAAGGCAATACTTTTCAGCTAAGTGCGTATTTCATCGGGTACGCTGGGAAACGGCCATTGGTAATACTGGGGACTTTAAAATTGATGACGGTTGGATTAGTCATTACGCTAGAAAATTTGCCAAGGAATACCCTGAACATGAGGAGTTATTTCAGTTCAGAGTTCGTAAAGCAAGCTATCACAACCAATACGCCCCGTTTTAGGCGATCTGCTTGCCTTCTTTAAGGTCTGTGAGGGTTAGCCCACCCGTGTACTGGAAATGGGCTAATTCCTTGAATGAACGCCATCTACCAGCCCATTCCAAACCTGCTTGTTCTCCTAGTTCTCCGATTTTAGCCCATACAGGGTCAGAACCATCCCAATTAGGCTTGCCATTGACCAAAGGTACGACATCAACAGCACAACGCCAGTTATGCCAAGAATCACCAGCTTTAGCATTGGTAACCACCTTTCCTGCCGTAGTCCTACCTTGTTCGTATAAAGCCTGTTGGGATTCATTGTCACGGTATGTTGATGTAACTAGCAAGTCTATACCCTCATCCTTGCAAAGACTAAGAAAGTGCTCTACACGCTCTTTAGCTGGGGGTATCAGGTCATTAAGGCTTCGGCTGTTTAACATTTTTCATGTCCATAATTTTTTCAAGGGTGCGACCACCAAAGTAAAACGACATTATTAACATACCCCATTGGCCTAACAACTCTACATAATTGTTGTTTACCTCAATATCCCAAGCGGACATCATTGCAAAGGTAGAGTAAACAATAAGAATAAAAACAAGGGTAGCTGGTCTAATGTTCTTGGATAGCGTAGAGTCAGAAGCCATGTCAGCTTGTTGTCTTTTAGTAAGCTCTTGCTGTTCTGCGGTATCTGCGGCAATTTGAGCCAACTCGCCATTTTGTTGCATTTCAAGTAATTTGAGTTTTGCTTGCTCTGCCTGTGCTGGGTCAGGAAAGACTTTATCTAGAATCTTACCGCCAATATTTAATAGTGCGTCTAGTGGAAACATTATTTTTTCCCCTTTTCTCGTTCTTCAAGTAATTGCACCTTAACTTGTAATTGGTGAATATCTTTGTAAATTTCTTCTTTCATTGCATGGCGTTTTTCGGCTGAAAGCGGTGAATCAGTTGGTACATTTTCTTTGGTAATTAAAGCTGGCATCTGCCCTTCAATTTTAGTAAGTCGTGTAGAAAAGTCTGATACTTGACCTAATAACCAAGCTAAACACGCTACAACAATTGGCAATACAGCTTTTAAAATGTCTTGAATATTCATATTTACTCTAAATAACTATAAATGGTATATAAAATTATGACTATGGATGCTACCCATGTCCACATTAGCAAATCATCTTTCATCGCCACATACCCCAAGTAAGTTCATAAGAAACCCAAGCGGCAAATAAATAACATAACAACATAACACTTTTCATTACCCGTCTGTCGTGTTGTTCTAGATACTTATCACGCTTATCTTCCCATTGCTTTCTAGCTTTAATACCTTGTATTTCTTCCCAAGCATTACTGCCGTATTTCTTGGTTATTTGTTCTTTTATCCGTGATTCTGACTGCCTAGCTATTAAAAGCCTTTGCCACTCATCTACAGCTTCAATAATCGTTGTTGTATCAAAGTTAACTTGCCTAGCTTTTTTTCTTGCATTTGCCCTGTCTTTTGCCGCTTTATCTGCTACTTCCAGTACCCCGTCTATTGCTTTAGATAGTTCTTGACTAGCCTTTACAGATTCATTAATGCTACTAGTGACTTGCTTGACACCATTTGTAATTCCGAATGGGTCTGACACATTATTTGCCTGTCACCCAATGTGAAATAAACCCAATAAAGGTAGATATGGCAGATACAACCATCATTCCTACCCAAAATCCACCTCGACCTTTATTGGCTAAAGCAAGCAATTCTTCCATGCCTTCTTCTAGCTTATCTACTTTGGCGGTAAGTTGGTCAACCTTTTCCCAAAGTTGGCCGTATTTCACAGGGTCAATTTCAAATGACATATTAGCCTAATGCTTTAATTTCATCTTCGGTTAGACCAAGTGCGGTTAATTTAGCTAGTGCTGATGCTTTAGCATTTATTGTGTCTTGAATTGCATCAATAATGGCTTGTTTTTTAGTTTGATTAACAACTACTTGACCATTTACTAATTCCCAAGCATCAAAATAATTAGCATCTTCACCTTGTGGCAATATGCTGTTATCAACAATAATTGCACCTGCTGGACAGTCTTTTGCCAATACTTCTTCAATAGGAAGTTCGCCTGTAGGAATACAAACAGATACACCATTATTGAAATTTGTATAAATAATTACTTGTGCCATGATTTATGCCCCAAAAATTGCAACATTAATATCAAATTGATTTAAAAGTGCAAGATTATTTCCAGCTAATATCCAAATATCACAAGCTGAAGTTGTTTTATTATTGTATGCAGTAGTGCTTGACAGTCCAGTTCCAGCAAAGCCTGTTGTTGTTGTACTACCAGTATTTCCTGACGATGTTACAGGAACATAATTTGCGTTTGCAAAAGATGTTGTAAAGTTTAAAGTTACTTTTCCTGTTGAATTATATGTTATAGAACTGATATTAAAACTTTGATTAATAACGCTTGCACCGCTACTAATATTAAAATTTACCCATGCTTTTGCAGTACCAGATGAAACAGTAGGTGCGGAAGAAACCCAAGTAGTTCCATTAGAAGTTAAAATATTTCCTAATGTGCTTGGAGCCACAAATTGTGGTGCAGAAGTGCCATTACCAAGCAAAACATTATTTGCAGTTAGTGTAGCCGCACCTATACCACCCTGTGCTACCGTTAAAGGTGTAGTTAGACCAGTAATAGAAGTAATGTCGCTGTTGGCACCTGATTTAGCGGCAACTAAATTAGTGCGTGATGTAGTAGCATTAGCAACATCTGACAAATTTGATGCTTTTAACAAAAATAAAGCACCGCTAGGAATTTGATTAACTGTGGCGGCATCGGTTGATGCTATTCCATCAGCTAACCCTGTAATACGATTAGCCCCCATTTTAAGGTTGCCAGTAGCGGTAGTTTGTCCGTCAGACGCTAGAGATCCTGTAAGGGCAGTAGCAATATCTGTAAGGGTGTTATTAGCCCATGTGCTAGATATAGTTGTTCCTGTAACTACTGGATTACCAGCAGGTAGGGTATATGTACCCGATCCGTTTCTACTCATTTTGTTTTCCTCAATGCGTCTGCCATACCTTCAGGCGTATAGTTTACTGATTCTTTAACTTGCTTTTTGATACCCATTTCTTTAACTTTTTCTAATCCTTGTTTTACGCCAATTACACGGGCAACAGGAAGTAAAGCAACACCATCTAAAGCCTTCATTAAAGCACTAGAAGTATTGGAGTAATTGACAGCACCTTTAAGCGGAGCATTTACATTAAGGGTAGTTTCGTACAGGTTTCTAATTTCGTTAGCACCTGCTTTACCAAAAATGTAGTCCAGTTTGCCGTCTTGATCTATTTCGTTAAGAACTGACTTAAATTTAGCAGGGGAAACAACGGGATTGCCAAAAGAATCGACATCAATAGACGATGTAACCTTGTCTTTAATGTGCTGAATTGTTTGACCTTGTAGTTCTTTCCACGCTTGTTGACCTTGTTGACCACCTTTTTTAAGGGTTAGACCAAGAGTGGCAACATCATCCCTAGAACCATCCAAAATAGAATGTTTAAAGACATCTTCAAACGCTACGGCACGGTCTGTAGTGCCTTTTTTGGTACGCAATAGCTTGTCAATTGCACCCACATCTTCAAACTGCCTAGAATATTTAGTGCGTAAGGCTCTAGCTGTTTGATAAAGTTCACCGCCTTTGTTTTCGGTAGCGGCATTAATTAATTTTTTCATTTCTCCAGCGTGCATCATGCCTACCGCATCGCTTGGATCGTAGTTTTTATTAATAAACTGGAATATATCTTCCATTGAATTAATAGGAATAGTTTTAGTGCCTGTTGGATCATTTACTTTTAATTGCTCATCAACCGCATCCAAAATAGGGGCTAATTTAGCCCTAACAGTAGGGGTTTGTTTGGCAATATAGGCTTCTAAAGGTGCATAATTAACAGGTTCTTGCATTTCACCTGATGCCCTAGCTTTTGTGTAGGCTTCATTTATTAATTTTTTAGCATCTTTGGATTGCTGTACTAATGCAGAATCAACAACCTTACCTGTTTCACGCAGACCAAAGGTTTCTTTACCTGTAGCGTCTACATAAGCATCAAAGTTTTGCAAAATAGCGTCATTGGCTTGTGCTTTGCCTACAATTAAAGGTTTGCCAATAGTGTCAGGATATAACTTGGCTGTTTCAGCTTCAAACTGCTGGGTAGCTAAATCACGCTCTGCCATGCCTTTAGTTAGGGGAACTTTTACACGCAAGTTTTGAGCAGTTTCAAAACGGGTTCTAGCTTCAGGTACTTCTGCCGCACCTACGCCAGCCATCGTTGGTTCTCTACGCAAAGCACTTGCAATTCTTGATGTAACGGGTTCAACTGCACCAGCTATTGTGCTTGTAACAGGTTGCACGGCTTCTTGAATCATCTGACCTTCATTGCGTAATGCTCCAGCCATTCTTCTACCAGCAGGAATCACGGATTCTTGAATCATTGGGCGTATTGCACCTGCCGCTTGCATAGCAGATGGAATCTTGCCAATTACAGGGGTAAAAGCAGGAATCTTAGCCGCAGTCAACGCTTCACCAACAGCACCCAAAGCCTCTTGAGATACAGGGGAAGTAGGTTGGTATTGCATTGCTTGGCTTGCTTGTTTGTAATACTTGTTAGCTAATTCAGGGGCGTTTTGACCCGTGCTAATAGCTTCAGGAATACTTCTAGCAACGCCATAAGCCATAGATAATGGCTCAGTAACCATTGCTCCAGCAATAGCCGTAGGGACTTCGTACAAGGCTTTTACTCGATCCATCATTGTTACTGGTCTAGCTTGTGGTTGCGGATTGACTGCATTAGGGCGTGAACCTACAACGGTAGGAACATCAGTATTAATGACATTCCCAGCATTAGGAGATTGCGATAGTTGATACCTAGCCAACAAATCTGCCTGAGTTACATTATCAGGCACATTTTTGACTAAAACGCCATCGGGCATCCTTACATCCATGCTTATCTTCTTCCTGTAGGTAAGCTATTGAAATCAACTTCTTTTTTAGGGCCTAATGAAACTTTACCTGTGTCTTTAAGTTGAGTATCAATGGTATCCCAATCACCATTAGGGTAATATTTTTTCTGTAAATTAACCATTTGCTTCATAGTTGCAAGGCGAGATTCATTAGGAATGTTTGTGTTTCCTAGATCACCAGCTAATTTTTGATACAAAATAACATCAAGAACACCTTGTGGGCCTTCAAATCTTGGTTGCTTCATGGTCAAAGCACCTGAAAGCATTTTTAATTGTGCATCTGCTTCTGATTCTTGTTTTCTAGCACCAAAAGGCAAATTAAATGCTTCACCAGTAGTTGTAACTACATTAGATAAAAATCCTGAACTTGGTGCGTTAGAAGCCAAAATCTTTCCTGCTTCTTTCATTAACTCAAAACTGTCTTTAGCATTAACAACATTACCTTGTTGTTTTTTGCTAAATTCAAGTGCTAGTTCTCTATTTTGTTTAGGACTTAGCATTGGGTCAGGTTGGTATGCTGGGATTGTGCTTGGAGCAAAAGCTGGTTGACCTTGAGGTTGACCCATAGGTACACCTGTGCGAACCATAGGCTGACCACCGCCACCATAACCAGTAATTCCTTCATCAGCCAATCTAGCGGCATCAGCAGGGCTCATAGATTTAGGAATTCTTTGCAATACTACAATTGGATTGTTTGGATCACGCAATTCAATGGCTGTACCAGTATCAATTTGCAATGGAGCACGGGGTTTACCTGCCCCAGTAAATACAGGTTTCATAGTAATTGGATCAATTAAAGTATCTTCTACACCTACTTTTATTGGGCCTTCATTCATCTTGCCAAAAGCAAATTGTCTTTGTGCCGCAGATGCTTTTGGATTTGCATAAAGATTTGCATAATCAACTTTTCCAGCTTCTTTTCGTTGGTTAAAATCAGCCATAGCAGAAATTTCATCTGCTCTTAACTGCTTTGCTAAATTAATTTGGGCATCTTCGGCTTCTTTAATACCACGCTGACCAACATAAGTATTAGCTAAACCAGCTAGATTTTGAAATATGCTAGGGGCAACATAGCGACCACTAACCATCTGACCTTGTGGCTGTTGCATACCCTGTTGCATCAACATTTCAGCCATTTTTTGTTGGCGTAATATTTTTTGTTGCTCCAACATCTGTTCGGGGTTTAGTGTTCCAATATCAGCCATTGTTAATTCTCTCCTGTGCTGGTTGTCGGTACTTGACCTCGACCAAATCCACCGTACACATTTTCAGCACCGTATTGCATCATTTGGGGAATAGAACTAGCGTAATTACCTAGTTTGTTTGCTAAACTTTGTGGATCTTTATTACGCAACGCTTGGGCTAAAGCCATAGGGTTCATACCACCGCCCTGAGATTGACCAGCTTGGTTCATTAACTGGTTTTGCTGTGCAAGTGCGGCTTGTTGATTGGCTTGTTGCTGACCAAAGTTTTGAAACACGGGTTGCAATCCACTAACATCTTGCATTGGTTGTTGGGGTAGGATGTAAGGATTCATAGTAGTCCGTAATCTACGACTTTATAGCCGTCATTTAGGGTTTTAACTGCGTAAGGATATACCTGCTCTACTTCTTGAGCCATGTAACCATAATGAACGCCTGATCCAGCTAATTCATGGTCTTTAAACTCAGGTTTATATTCATACTTATATATTGTCAAGCCGTTGTTGGCTATACCAATAGGCTCAATGTTTTCTTTAGTACGAATATCTGACATTAATGCCGCACCACCA